GCACATTTATGTTCTTGAGGTATTTCTGAGTGCTCTATATCCAGTATATTACTATCTGGAGATGCCCAGTCAAGTGTAAATAAGTAATCACCAGGATAAAAATTTTTATCTATACCTCTGTATTTTCCTCTAGCAGAACTTAAAAAATCAAAGCGATGAACAGAAGGATGATAACTAAAGCAATTCCACAATTGTAACTCGTGTACTTGCATATCGGGCACTTTGGTTCTTTGAATATGTTTTTGGAAAAAAGCTGATATAGGCAATCGATAAAAGATCGCACCGTTCTCCAACATGCAGTGAAAGAGTATCGCCTTTCCAGCGATACTAGATATTCCAAAGACAACCACGTCTTCAGCTTCTCCATGATGTTTTTGTAAGTCATATAAATATTCTCGTCTTATTTGACAATAAATAGGTGGTATGTTTGCATTTAAATAAGCCATAATTAATCATTTTATATTACCCCAATTTGCCCCTGATTCAAAGTCAACTTTGTTCTTAACTTCTAGAGGTATTGCATTTTCCATTATTCCTTGAATCATGATCCGTGTTGCTTCATCCTTGATAGATACACAAAGTTCATCGTGTATTTGTATATGAGGTATAATACCTTTTTCATATAATAATACCATTGCTTTTTTTGTCATATCAGCAGCTGATCCTTGGATCAATCTATTTAAAGCTTTGTAAGTAAATGCTGGCGTAAAATAATTTTTAAACCAGTCTTCTCTATCTTCTTTTTTATGGTCTTCAATTTTTACTTTAGATTTTTCATTAAACTGAATTTTAAATTTGGACCAGGCTTCTTCTTTTGATAACAATTTAGGAGTAATATAACTACCTTCATATTTAATTGTACCATCTTTTTGAGTTACTTCTTTAGCTTTTGGATCCCATTCTTCAAATTTACGAGATTTGTTATTCCATTTTTTATTAACACTTTCATATTTATTAAATCTACAAAATCTATCTTCTAAAGTAAAAATTAATTTATATTTTGTAGCAAATTGCATTAAACCATCTGATAGTTTTTTAACAAAAGGTACTTTATTGTGATATGTATCAAACAATTTTTTAGCTTGTTCCTTATCTAAATTTAATTCAGTTTGTAATTTACCTTTTCCCATACCATAAAATAAACCTAAATTAATTGTTTTAGCTTGTTTTCTAGATATCTTTGCCATGTCCGCAACTATTTGGTGAAAATCTGCATTTTCATTATTAAATTTTTCTTGTAAATCTTCTGTTTGTTCCAATTTATGTTTTACAGCATAGTGCACTACAATCCTTGGCTCTTGTTGAGAATAATCAAAACTACCCCATGTATGGCCTTCTTCAGGAATAAATAACTCTCTCATCTTCTTTCCTATATAACCTTTAGAAGGGATTTGTTGAAGATTTGGATTACTCATTGAAAATCTACCAGTTACCGTTCCACCACCAGAACCCCTAATTTGATTTATATCAGCGTGTATCCTGCCTTTGTAGACATACCCTTTAAGTCCTTCTATAAAAGTATTTACAGCTTTATCAGCTTCTCTTGCTTTAGATACCATTCTTAAAAACCTATCTTTGTGTGTTTTTAAATAATCTTTTGGAAGTTTAGGCATCCCTGATTTAGGAGTTTTTTCAAAATTAGTTATCTTTCTATTATCTAATAATTGTTTTATAGAAGTTGCTGCCCACAATTGAAGGTCTAACTTTGTATGTTTTTTTATTATTTTTAAAAGATTGTCTCTTCTAAATTTTAATTTTTCACCAAAACGTTCAAGTTTTTGCGTATCTATTCTAACTCCTTTAAACTTCATGTCAACTAAACATGGAAACAATTTTGTCTCTAATTCAAATATATTCCTTAAAGTATAATCTTTTTTAGTTTCAGATTTTGTGTATAATACTTCGTCTAATTTTTTATCAAATAAATTCCATAATTTTAAAGTTAAATCTACATCTTGTTTTGCATAATCTTTTACTACATTAGAAGGTAGTTTGTGCATATTAGACATCGGATCTTTTTGCATACCTCCAGACCATTCAAAAGTTTTTTCTTGTAAATCATATTTATATTTACTGTCTCCGAGAAAATCTTTAGACAAAGAATCTAAAGAATACTTAAATCTATTTTCATCGATTACAGAAGCAGCTACCATGGTATCTAATAATTTTCCCTTCAACATTTTACCTGTTGCCGCTCTTAACCAACAAACATCATATATAGCGTTATGAAATACTTTTGCAATTTTATCATTTTGTAAAAGTTTTTCATTCATTTCATCCCAAAAAATTTTTAATTCTTTACCTTCTAAAACAGTATCGGAATGATTTATCGGAAAATATACTGTGTCTTTACCAGTAGCTACAGCTACACCTGTGATAAAACCATCACCTCTTATAGCTCCTAAACCTTTTGTTTTTAGATTGGGATCATAAGTTTCTATATCAATGGCTACTGTGTCTATATCTTTTAAATCTAAATCTTTCGGTGTATTACACATTATAATCCCTTTCTAATACCATTTCTAAATAATGTATTGCTTTTTTAATATCTTCTTGCTTCCCCTTGAACGAGTGCCTACAAATATATTTAATTGCGTTCCCCTCCGCAAAAAGCAATTTGTTTTCATTAATAAATTCAGCTGGTTGTATTTTCATGTTCCTGTAATGTTCCCCTCCCACTTGTTTGTTGAGTGAGCCATAAGTTATTTTTTTAAACAGGTCTTTGTGTGTCATATATCCTCCTTTATAGTTCTAAAATTTCTCTTCTATTTTCTTGTATTCCTGCCAAAGAATAATCACCCGAAGATCCTATTGTCCAACAATCTGTTCTACCTCTACTATAAGCAACGTAAGCTAATCTTATTGGTTCAAAGTTACGAGGCTCTTTTCTATAAACTGATAAATCAACTATTATATTATCAAAAGTTAGACCTTTTACTTTGTGTATAGTATCGTGTTTAACTCTTGGATTTTTAGTTGTGTCCATACCATTATTTACAACCTTACTAATGTAAGGTATCTTACTTATTAAATCTTTATTTTTAGATAATTCTTCCTGAATTAAAAGTTGAGAAAATATTTCAAATTGTTTTATTTCTGGTTTTAAATAACCTTCATCTATAAGTTCTTGTATGTTATAATCTTTGTCCTGAATCTTTTTAAGATTGTCAAAACTTCCTTTACCTCTTACTATTACTTGTGACCCCATCAATTTCCAATATTCTTTTATTTGTTTTTTAGAAATTTTATCATTTAAAAAAAGTTTCCAATTATTAAAACATCTAAAATGTTCTCTAGACACGTGAGGATTACCCGATATCGTTTTATAATCTATTCCATTCTCTTGAAGAAATGTATTTATAGATTTATGAGTAGGGTTACCTCTATATGTAAATAAAAATGTTTCATCTGTATTTAAAATTTTATTAATTAAAATATCTTTGGCTTTACACTTCGTGATTATACTAGGGATCCAATATGAGTTTCCAACAACGTCTGTTGGTGTCCAAGTTCTTTCTGAATATTGTCCATATCTTTCCCATACAGGTTTAATAATATTTTTACATATTTTATTAATAGTTTGTCCACATCTTAAACCTTCTGTAAGTTCATTTTCTTTTGCTTCTTCTGTATTAGCTAATTGATAAAAATATTTAGGGTCTGATCCTGCATATTCGTGAATGGTTTGATCTGCATCACCTATAAAAATATATCTCTTTGTATGAGTAGCTAATTTTTGTAAAGCATCTATTTGAGGTTTACTGCAGTCTTGAGCTTCATCTACTATTAAAACATCTACGTCAGTAGGAACTGCTGCTTTAAATCTAAAATTATCTATCATATCTACAAAAGATATTCTTCTATGCTCTGGATTATTTCTATATTCATCGTATTTTTTTTTTAATTCTAGTAGTCCACCCGGTCCTTGAAGACGATAGTTTGGATAACGAGTCCTTTCACAACGAGCCCAATACTTTTCAAGTTCTACATCAGAATTTAAATCATAACCTTTACCATGGGCGTGAGAAATAAATTCATAAAGAGGGTGTTTATCCCAAGAATATTTTTTTTTAATACCCATCCCTGAGTTTTTTATACAAAATTTTTCATGATCTTCTCTTTCATATTTTGGTATAGCTAAATACTCTCCCTTAAAGTAAGAATGAATAGTACAGATTTGGTCCTGTAAGTTTGTGTCTGCAATGTTTTTTAGTTCTGGTAATTTGTTTACGGCTTTTACAATTTCATCAGCAGCTGTATTTGTATGAGATAAAATAACAATTCTATCCCAAGAATATTTTTTTAAAAACTCTTTATATTTATTTTTTAACCATCTATGAGTCTTACCCGTTCCCGGAGGACCCGGAACAAACTCTGGGATTCTTAAATTATTCATTTTCACCTGTCTTGTCTCCTATAAATATAGATTCACCTTCCCATATTAATTTACCCTCTTCAATAAGATTTCCTTCTATAACCCAAGAAACACAAGATTTGTTATTATATTTACCACGTTGTTTTTTAGCTTTTAAAATATTTTGAAGCTTGTGAACAAGGTCAACTCTTTTTAAATTTATTCTATTTTTCATTAAATCTTTTTCTAAATTGTTTAGATCAAATTCTATTGTAGATTTTTCTGTATTATAATAAGGCAAGTGATAAACGGCCAACTGTTGTTTATCCAGGTAGGTACCTTGTGTTTCTAAATAGTTTAAAAAAAACATTTTGAATTGTGAGTCTTCTTCTGCTTCTTGCACATAGTCTTTTGATTTCTCTCTGTTGTAAAATTTAGCCATCATTGTTTCTTCAAACTGTTTTGGTGACATCCTAGGTATCCATACTTTTGCTTGCTTCATGGCAATATCAGAAAACAATTTTAAATTCATAAGTGATTCACCATCGATCCAAATTTTTTTTTTAACTGTTTCTAAACCAGGACCATTCAAATTTTTTTGTGGTACATTTAAATGTACATAGTATCTATCTGCTCCGTACTCTTCTATTTTTTCAATAGTATCTTCTGCTAACTGTAAAGATACATCTTTAAATATACCTATCCAATTAAATAACCCTTGAATGTTTTTATGACTATACCCTGTAATTTCGTGAATTTTATTTATTCCGAACTTTCTAATTGTTTTTCTACTTGAAGTTCCTTTTTTTAATCTTTGTGAGTAGCCATCATCATCTGCGTGTTCCGCGATCCTAGCTACAAAATCATTTATTTCGTCGTCTGTCCAATCTGTATGCGTAACTAAAATTCCTGCAATTGCAGTGCAGTATTCGTCTCTACTTCCTGTACTAGGGTATATAATTGTTAATGCTGCAGATAAAGCAACCTTACCTACGTCCATAGATAGGTTCCCTTGATACTCTCTTATCTCCTCAAATTTTTCCCACCTTACATTTGTTTTTGATTTACTATGTAGAGAACCTGGAACTATTGTGTATCTTTTTTTTTCAGTTCGTAATTCACATATCATTGAGCCATGTGGATGAGCTTTATAATCTTTTTCAAATTCATCCGGTAATTTAAATTGTTTAAATGAAATTTTATTTCTATTAGTCCAAAGGTAATGACTTGTTGGATTACCTTCTCTTCCAAAAATTGCACCACAATCTTTAACATAATAATTAATAAATCTTTTTACAAATTCATTGTCTATATCTAAATCGACATCGTGATCTAATCTCAATGCTATCTCTGCTGTTTCGTGATCCCTGCTCCATATATCTTTCTCTATTTTAAAATCTGGGTCAGTATATTTTTTAACCTTAGGAATACCCTTAAGACAGGGTATAATAACCCTATTCAAATCTAACCAATCTATATAATTTACAGGTCCTTTATTCATTTTATATCTTTATTAATTTAGAAGCGGGCGTTAAAGGGAAATAAAAACGCCCACCTCTTTAGGTAATTATAAACTAAATTGTTTTTGTGTTTCTTTAGTTTCAGGTTTAGTTTCCACTTCACCTTTATTAACGCTTTCAGAAAAACTTTTAGCTTTCTGATATAAAGCTGCGTCCTGTATAGGACCAACTTTACTGACTTCCCAACCAAACCACGTTCCTTTATCATTAGACTGTTGCACAGTCTTTAGATTATAAATGTGGCTAAAAGATGC